AGGTCTCCTATGATGAACTGATACGCCCCATAGAAAATCCCCGCCACACTTTTCGCATTTGTATCCGTTGCGACCTAGAACTGTGAATCGGGTTTCGTCACTAACTTTGAGAGGTCGAGGTTTAGCCATTGAAGTCTCGAGTCCGCGATGGCGTCCAAGCAAGCAGGGCAGACCTCTGCGCTCGTCTGCGTCGCCACATGTACAACCAACCTACAAATCGCAATATCCTCATAGGTCAGATGCCAACTGCCCATTATCAGTTTCCAATGAAGCATCTTTCCCCTTTTGAAAATTCTTTCGTATCTCTTCTAAATACTTTTGCGCTTGCTCATACGACAAAGCATTTTGTTTTGCCTCTTCGAACTCACGGCTAAGCGCCTCACTTCGAAGGCGCTCTTTTTCCGAGCCAACACGAACTCTCCAATGCCGATTCAGATGGCTGGGGTTAATCGCCTGGTCAGAGTTAGCGTAATGGAAAGAAACGATTTTCTTTGCTTCCGCCAAAGTCATGTCCGAGTCAAGGGATTCTGCCCATGCACGAACTTTCAATTCATCAACCTGAACTCGAAGGTCATAGATGCCCACAAAACCCAGCAAGAGTGCGATGTCAGAAAGATTCATTCCGTAATTTTTCTGATAACTCGATTGCCTTGATTGCTCCAGTTTCATGTTTGGTCTTAACTCCCACTCCTCTTAGAACTAAATCCATTTGACGCATCGTGGGAACTGTCCCAATGTAATCGAGAGCCAACTCAATCTGTTGCTCGCTATAGCCTCGGGCTTCGGCTGCCTTGGTTATCTGAAGCAGCGAGTGCCATGCTCCCTTGCCTAAAGGTTTGACTCTTTGCTTTTCCCACCATCGTCTAGCAACTACTTCAGCGAGCGCGATAACTGCGATAGCAGTTTCGTCGCTCTTTGTTGTAGATAGGACGGGTGTATAGGACGGATGCTGCGGAGTGGAGTTGGGGAGTGAGACCTCCAAAGTTGGGGAGTGAGGGGTATCTGAGTTGGGGAGTTCGTCATCTTCGATAGGTAAAGCCTCCCCAACAGAGTTGGGTAGTTTTTTCCATAAAAGTTGATAGGTCGTCGCCTTGCCTCGAGAGTTTCCCTTGCTGATTATCTTGATGTGTCCCTCTTCAACCATTTGATTGATGACCTTTCGGACATACTCGATAGAACAGCGACCCTTTGCAGCCAACATTTTCTGAGATGCAAAAAAGCGCCCGTCATCGTGAGAGATGTCTGCAAGGGCAAGATGGATTAAAAGTCGAGTCCCGTCATAAGGTGAATCGGACCAAACCTTTGTTATCCATCTGATACTCACAAATTACCTCCGCAATGTGGGCAACATTTATTGCGCCCTTGTTTTTCGACGACTCGATTTTGTACCCAACTCAATCCCACATAGACCTTACAGCCATTACGAGATTCTTTGAGTCTTGCGATTCGACCCGTCTTATGGAGAACGGAGAGTACACCCGAAGCGGTGCCATGGTGAAGTCCAGTTATCAAACTAAACTCTTTCCATGTCAAACCGCGTTCGTAGTTTTCATTGAGTAAATCAATTGCTTGAGCCTGACGCATTGCAGTCTTTCCTGACTTATCCGCCTCTACTGCTCTAGCCTTTGAAGTATCCGTCCCGCTGTGTCCTGAAGTTTGGTCGTAAGGCAACTCAGGCATTAACAGTAACGATTGGCTCCTCTGTTGTTGTCTCATTGGTGTCCTCTTCCAATTTAGGTACGATTAGGTTTGCCTGTTGCTCCTTGAACTTCACGCGAAATTGCTCAAGCAACTCAGGGTTATATGAGTCTTTGTTTGTCGTGATGTACTGACCGATTTCAGCAAGTGAGTCAATGGTCGTCGCTTGTGTAATCATTGTTAAGAGTGCGTTTGGCGCTAAAACATCTTTGGCACTTGAACGCTCGTAACTCGATGAGTCAGGGTCAGGTTCATCTGTCGGTAGGGATAGCGCTTGAAGTAACGCAGTTCGAAATGCAACAGACATTGCCTTCGCTGTTGCCTTGTCACCTGCATCCATTGCCTCACCTACCACCGTTGCTTTGATTGAATCACCATTGGCTCCGATAAATGTGTAAGTAACTTTTACTTTCACATGTCCCATTGCTGTGCGGTTGCGTCCAATCTCAACTGTTGCATACTCGTAATCCTCAACTGATGGAACAACGATTACGCCGTACTTTTGAAGTGCTGGAGATACTGCATTAACAACTGAATCAATGCCACGGAAATTAAATCCCTGAGCCTGATTCTTGTCTTTCTTTGCGATTGCTCCAACTTCCTTCATGATTGCGCTCATTGCTTGAGCGATTGGAAGTGCTGTTGTTTCTGTCATGAGTTCCTCTCTCAATCTGCTATGACGAACGAAACCGAAGTCTCGGCTGGAATTACTCGAACCGATGGCACAATTTCGCCTTGAGTTGATATTACATCACCAGTATCGGTAAGTAAAGTGTTTAGAACCTTTTTGTCGATTTCTTTTTTAATACGAATCAACTCAGGTTGGCTTACCTCAGCCCACGCGAAAAACTCTGATTCGTTCTCAATTTCAATCTTGGAACGACCAGCGGTGGTTTTGATTGTGCCGTGAGGTAGGACTATCGATTTACGCCCGTTCCAGCGCTCTGTGAAGGCGTAAGGCTTGAGGTTGGACTCAAACCACTCTGCATCTCTTTCAAGGTCTGTATTGACCTTCTCAAGCCATTCTGTGACTCTTGCTACCTCGCGGTCATGGATGGCTTTGTTCTCGGCTTGCTTACGGCGTACTGCTGCAAGTTTACGCATGACCCAATCAGCCTTTGAATCGTCATTGACGACAAAAGCCTCGCGGAGTGGTTCTTCGATGATTTCAAAATCATCAATTGGTTGTATATCTGACATGGTTGTTCTCCTCTCATCCGAGAGGGTACACAACCCCTGTTGGTTATGTCAAGTCTCAGATGCCGATTATTTGTCCAACATACATGGAAGCACCGACAACTGACATGATGAATAAACCGCCGACTGTTCGAATAACCCACTCTGAGCGTGATTCCATTTTTTCAAGTCGGTCAGTTATGTGTGTCATTGCTTGAGCGAATCTTTCGGTATCTGCATCGTAAACATCTTTCCGAAGATAAGTCTGACCAACATTGAGATTCATCTGCTTAACTTCCATTGTGAGGTCGTCAAGCCGTCTCATTACTTCCCCTAATGTTGGTTGGATTTCTTCGGTAGCCATACTTATGCTTTCTTTCGCGCTTCGTCAGCAGTCTTTGAGGCGACCACAACTGCTGGATAAGCAGGACGAGCAATTCCCATAATGAGTTTATACGCTCGCTTTTTAAGGAAAGCGCCATCACCATTTGATTGACTTCCTTTTGTATCCCCGCTGGTATTGCCTTCGTAAACCCAAAGAGTTCCTTTGCCATCGTTCTTCAAAACAATTCCAACATGGTCTGCCTGTGCATCATCATCGAACTGAAAGAACGCAATGTCTCCAGCCTTTGCTTGACCAACAGGGACTACCTGACCTTTTTTAGCAAACCACTTGAGTCCGACATCGCATGAAGCAAAACCTTTTTTAGATTGAGCGGCGATGATGTCTGATAGTCCAGCCTCTTTGAAACACCAAGAAACATACATAGCGCACCATGGTTGGTTGTTCATACCAAACCACTTGCCGAACTTAGTGTCGTTGTTAGCGCCTTCGCGATAACCCGCATCTACCTCGGCTTTGGCTGATGCTAAGACTGTTTCAACTGACATTACTTTTCAGCCGTTGCCTTTTTTGCTGGCGCCTTTTTTGTAAGTTTGCCTACAACTGCTTCAGTAACTCCATCTGCAATCTTGCCAAATGCAGGGTCTTTAGGGTTAGCCGCTCTGATTGCAACGGGAAGGACCGCCGCGAGTCCAGCCGCCAAAATTGCCTTGAGTGAATCTCCGTCAAGTGCGAGTAGGTCTCCGCCTGTAATCATAAATGCTGTAGTGACAGCCGCTAAAAATGAGCGTCCGTATGAGGCAAGCATTGCCTGTAATTTCTTGTCCATTATTTCTCCTAATCGTAGGTGAGTTAATTCTAACCTATGGTTTATGAACCTAAGTTGCTATATCTCCAAGGCATAAAATATCAGAGCCATTGGTAAGGACAAAAATTGTGTCCCCTACCTGTGGCGCATAACTATGGATATATTTTACTGAGGGTAGGGTATTTGTATCTCCCGCTATTTGAATATCAACAGTTTTTGGGCTATTACTCGTCGCAACTACATAAGCCTGACGAAGCCTCAGAGTTGGAATGTTTGTATCACCCTTTATTTGATTGACTAAATAATTTAAGTCCATCAGAATCTCCTACTTCTGCCGATTGCGTTCATTGTGTTTTGTGGACTCAAAGGTATCGTAATTGAATCAAGCATCAAAGTGGCATCCACTCCCGATGGGGTGCGAGTAATCTTTACTAAGTCATAAACATCATGGGCTGGATTAACAATTTGGTCCCATGAGATTTTCTCCAGCGCTCCGATAACTTTACGAAGTTCAGCGATAGCCGCCTCTTTTGCCTCGGCTTCTGTCAAAATGAACGGAGATGACTTAAAAAGAGGAACTGAACCGTAAGTCTCAATATAAGTTGGAGATGCTGGGTTCTCATCCTTAGCCTCTCCAATCACGCCGATAGATAGATTTGTTCCCTCGCCTGTATAAATGACATGATTAAATGATTCATCACTTGAGAGCGAGCGACTCAAAGAGGTAAGGACAGATTCGGTGTTGTCCTCATAAGTAACTAAAGGAAGTCCGCTGTCAGGGTCAGGAATTGGACGCATACGGGCTGTGCCGTTTTCATCGAAATATAAATCCATTCCAGCGGACTCAGCAATCTTGAGCGCTTCTTTCCACGGGTTTGATGATTGGTCAATAGTTGGATAAATGATGTCTGTTACTTGATTCGTAGCAGGAAAAATAGTTTTGACTGCTGGGTATCTATCTTTGAGAATCTGCTCAATGGCTGTTTCTTTTGCCGTAGCGTCATTGATATAAAAATCATGGCTCGTAAATTTTGCTCGGATTACTCGAAGGCTTCTATCTGAGCCTTGTACCGTAATTCGAACTCCCTCGGGCGAATCGCTAACTTCTACAGTTGTCAGAATAAAAACCCCAAGCGGCACTAACTCTTCGGTGCCATCTCCAAACTGCACACCACGATAAATTTTGATTTCACGGTTGTATGGCAGGAGAACGGAAGAGCGATTATTCGTCGGTACCAGCGTTCCGTCTCTGTCAATGAACTCAATAGAACATTGGCGTCTGATGTCTCTGCGTGAGTCAATAGTGACTTCACCTGAGATTGGTTGAGCCGTACTAATAATTTCATTGTTAGCCATGTCGTAAATCTCAATCTTGACATTGCTGATATGAGACTTACGAACTGACGATAAGAAAGCGTCAGATACGGGATACATCAAGGAGCCTCAACCTCGTAGTAATTAACCTTAGCGTTACGAATGAGATTGTTAATATCGCCCACTTCAGTCCATGTTCTATCGACAAAACGCACATACTTTTGGCGTCCTAGTGGGTCATGCACATGCAAGATTCCTTGGTAGGTAAGAACTGGGTATAACGCATCCCATTCTGTCTCACCTTGAGTGGTGAACTCATAAGAGCCATCAATTCCATAAATACTTGTAGCAACTACAATACTTTTAGAAGCACCTAAAGGTTTGAAAACTCCATACGACTCAACAATGGATGAATTGAGGGGTTGTTGAACCCGTAGTTCAGTAACTCGGGTCGTTGGGCTTTGAACAGCGGTAAATGACCACACGGCAGGATTAACAATTTGAATTGGCTCTGTAACTGTATAGCCTGATGATAAAACAGCCATTAGATTTCAGCCCTCGCTTTCGCACGATAAGTAACTGTCTTGTCTAAAGGAACTTCAAAGTCATTGAGTGT